CGTGTAGGTCTTGACTCTTGTAATAGTGATTTTAAGTTCATTTGATAAGATTTAACGGGTTTTAACGAAGTTCTGATATAACTTCACGTATACACTCTCTAATAAGAGATTTCAATTTAGATTCTTGTAGGTCTTCTGGCCAGATAAGTTCTCCTGGTTGTACCTTACCATTTGTTGATATAATATCATAAACTTGACCGCTGACTTCTCTAGCTTTTTCTAAAGCCATTGTTTGTGCTTCTCCGTCACCATACTTTGAGAACGGAAATGAGATATATTTTCCATTTTTCAACTTTACGACATATCCCAAACGTGACTGTGTGTTCTCACGTATAACATTAAGACCACCCGTTAAAGCCTCACCCAAATGAGCGCCTGATTGTAATTGTGAATTTATCTCATCAATGTCATAATCAGCGCCGGCTTCACCGGCATCAACTTTAGTAACTTTACTGTTTTCAACAGTTACTTGGATTTCTTTATCACCGTCATATACAGTAACGTCTTTAGTACCCACTAAATCGGGCGCTTTTAGATAATAGTTTTTTGTTGAGTCTTCCATATTATATGATTCCCGACTCTTTAATTGCTTTGTGTATAGAGTCTCTTACATTATCATTGGTGTAATATACGTCTGATAACGTTTCAACTATAAAACCCCAAGATTGACCTGATACATTTTCAACATACTTCTCAGCTAACTCCAGCAATACATTTGAATGTAACATTGGAAGTTTGGAATATAAATCTTTTCTTGATAATGAATCAGTATCTTCATAAAGATATTTCATAAATTGTGAGGTATCAACCGATGGAGCATTTGTGGATACAAAGCCAATCGGTTTCAATGGTGTAATCCCAGCAAAACCCATCATTCTTTCAGTTACAAGAGACTTCTCATGAACTTTAAACTTTGTGATTTTGTGTGTCATACCCAAAGTTTCTCGTCTAGTATCTTCATTCAGAGAACCATAACGTTCATCAGCATTCTTTTGTGCTATTGGGTCATGTTCCGAACTATCAGCCGCTAGTTGGATATAATAATTCTCATGTTCGTCTTCATACAACTCAACAGTTGGTTCACCCGTGAAACCAACAACGCCGTTTCCATTTGAACTTCTAATTACAACTCCGGTTTTATTTTCAATTCCCATTACTTCACCCATTGCGCCTGGAACTTTACTTTCCACACTAACGCCTCTGTCTAACGCGTCTTTCAGTTCAGTGTAAAACTGGTCTGGGTTTTCGTTTGTCGTAATAACTCCCGCACCGTGGTGTTCATTGATAGTAGATGGAGTGTTGGTTACAAACCCAAGGCTTGGCATTGGGTGAATTCCGGCTAAGCCAAGAACACGTTCATTTAAAAGCTGTTTGTTTTTCATAGTTAACTATAAATATAGGTTAACACAAAAAAACCATCAACATTAAATCGATGGTTTTTTGATATGAGGGTTTTACTTGTTATAGTAAAATTGCACCTGCTGCAAATACTACTCCTACGAATAGAATAATAGCTGCTTTTTCATAGCCTGATGCTGCTTTAAAGTATTTGAAGAAATTCAAACCTTCGTCTTTTACTTCCGCTAGGAACTTTTCGATTTTTTCTTTATTGTCTGCCATAGTTTCTTGGTGTTATCTGATGGTTCATTCCATCGTATATAAGTATTGAGTAGTTAAGATTTGATGTTACTTTAACATCCGTATGGCATCATCACACATTTCAGCGTCATTCGGATTAATATGTCCAACGGCAGATTCCACTTTGTCTAATAATTCACCTACCATTTGATACAACTGCTGATTCTTCTTGGTTTCAGCATAACGCAAAAGATTTTGTAAATCATCAGTTACACTTGTTTCACCTGTTTCACCTGTGGTTTCTGATAATATCTCAGTTACACATTCCCGAATGATAGATTTAAGTTTCGATTTGTTCATGGTTATAAATATCAAACAGTTGGAGATTCCCATATAAATTTTAAATTCCCACAATCCCAGATTCTATCATATCCGTTTAACTGCATATTTTGCCACTCAGTTAAGGTTGGGTCAAAATTTTCTAACTTGTCTTTTAACTTGTGTTTTTGAAAGTTAACTCTGTTGAGTATTTGGGAGTTGGTAATGTAATGATACGACGGGGGTGTATTTCCAACAAATTCAAATCCCAGGTTTAAGTAAACCCCTCCATTAAAATATCTCATGTCTGAGTAACTTACAATTGATATCGGATCATTGTGTTTAACAAAATATTTAAACAGTTTCGATGCTCCCCCAACTATTCGTGTGTTGAGGATGTTACAATATCTACTCATTTCATATTGAACCTTCTTATCAAATCTTGATTTACAGAAAGTCATAACAGATACTAATTTCCCATCCATAAAAAGTCCGATTCGTGTAGATGATCTATCAGACCCCTGAATATGGTTTGCGTTCAAAAATGCAGAACATATACTAACAGGTATTTCCTTTATAATACATTTTCTTGCATAAACTATATTATCACATGAGCTGAATCGGTTACGTAATATGCTTTTTACTATTTCCGTTTTGTCAAACCATTCGTTTTCAAATACCTGTATCAATGTGATGTTCTTCTCAATACACATATCCCGTTTCGATAAATGGTATTGTTTGTCTTTACCACCGGAGATTTCCGAATGCCAATATAATCCATGATATTCCACTCCCAACTTCAATTGTGGATCGAATACGTCGATTTCCATCTTATTATCTAACGGAGTTCTAACATTACGAATTACGTTGGTAGATAACGTTTGTATGAATTCGAATACTTCCTTCTCCGGAAGTGACGATTCCGATGGGTAACATATGTTACATCTTGGAAGATGACCCGCGAATAACACATCTACAAATTCGTTATCGCATGAATTACATTTAAATGGATATTTATTTTCCCCTTTGGAATCGATGTAGTCGGATTTCTCGAATAACGGAATACATGTATCTTTCAATCGATCACCGTCAAATATATCACATATAAATTTATACCGTATACAGTTTTTGATTTTTGATTTATTATCGACGTGTTTGGATATATTATCAACTCCAAATTTTTCTAGTAACGTTGTTTTGGATTTTATAATAATATCATCGTTCTGTAATGGTGAGGTCGTTCCGTATCTTTTTAAATTGGTTTCTTTGGTTTTTTGTATTACATCTTCGTTTTTGGTTGCTGCTCGATGACCATATCGTTCTAAATTGGTTGTCACTACTTTACTACGCAACTCATCAGATTGAAACGTGAATCCTCCATATCGATCATTTACCGTATCCTTGGTCTTCTGCCGAATTGATTTCGATTGTTGTGCATACGGCACCCCATATCGCTGTATCATAGTATCCGTAAACTTTTGTTTAAATTCATCTGTTTTGGAATAGTGGTCAACGCCATAGTTAAGTCGCGTGGTTTCTTTAATTTTCTCAACGTTTACATAGTTCTCATCCCCATACCTCTTCTTTTTAGTTGCTTTGACCTTTCGTGCTATATCTTTGTTTCCGATTGCACTAATAGATGAACACTTGACGGAACAAAACCGTTGTTTGGATTTCTTCCGTATATTCATTTCACATCCACATGTCTCACATAACCGAACCTCAGTACATGTTATTTTACGAGATATATCTCTACATTTCATATTACAGTAATGCTTATTTTTTGTCGGCGCATCACACACTTTACATTTATTCATTGTTTTGTCTGGTCGATATTTTACATTGGAACTTACACATAAGTATTGTGTTAGTGAAATAGAAGTCAATATATAATAATAAAAAAAGGGTATCCTTTCGGATACCCTTTGTATTGATTTATTTGTTAATTCGACTTAAAAGTCAAATTGTGCACCTGACGGCTGTACGTTGAAGTCAAGTAATATGAATTCAGCAGTCTTCGTAGGTTGTAGATAGATTTGTCCGTATAGAATATTTCTGTCTACGATATCAGGCGTATTGTTATTTTCATCCATTACAACACGGAAGGCGTATAAACCACTTCTTTGTTGAACGGATTCAAGATAAGGATTAACAATACTCAAGAATCTGTTACGTGTTACTGCAACATTTTGTTCGAACACTAAGAACTTACTTGACGAAGCAATGAACTTCTTCAGGTTAATTAATAGTCGTCTTACGTTGATTCTATCAAGTGCTGATGGTCTTACTTGTAGTGTCTTTTGACCCCATACCGAAATACCTTGACCAGGGAACGATACGATAGGGTTGACACGACCTTCATACAGAGCATCTCTGTCTGAGTGTGTAAGTCTATCCATTACTTGTTTAGCAATCTCAATACCACCACGATTTAGACCAGCGGGAGCGAACCATTCAGCAGCAGAACGGTCATTCTGTGCAAAAACGCCTGGCATCACAACTGAAGGCGGAACCGTTACCAATTGGTTTGTGTTTGTATCGATGATACGAATCCAAGGGTAATATGTAGCTGCATAACTTGTATCGAATTCAGCTGCCTTAGTGACAACATTATCAATAGAACTTCCACCCGCCATTTGATTCTGATAGATATCAAACAAATAGAACGCATCTCCACGATTTTCCACCATTGAAATAGCGTTTTTGACGATATTTGAGTGGTAGTTATAGATAATACCAGGAGTCCATAACAAGTTAATATCGAATTCGTCTGCGTTACTTAATGCGTTAATAGCAAGTTTGTAACCAACAGAACCTGACGATGTCAATTCTGAACAGTCGAGTCCTTGTGTGTTAGTATTAGTGATATCATCACCAACATAAACTGGAATCGATGGAGATTGTCCATCAAACCCACCTTGGAAACCAAGAACGAATCTTCTCATTTTTACATTGGATATATCTGTGTCTGTAGAAGACAATCCACAGTATGTTTCCAAGTCGAATGCTACATTTTGGTCTGTAACTGACATCATCGGTGTTGGAGCGAAGTATTGTTTGTTATCTTGAGCAGCACCTAACGACGTTCCTTTTGAGTAGTAACTTATCAACTCGTCATCAGCGCCTACAGGAGCTGGATGGAATTCAACACCGGATGCGTATCTTCCTCTTTGTTGAGAGTAGATAGAAGCACATGTATATGTTAATGCTGGAATATCAGGGGCCAACTCTTCACCCCCAAACGGAGTTGCGTATGGACCGAAGCCATAAGGAACTGAACTCTTAGGATATGGAGATTCAGTCATTTCGATTCTTACGAATCTTGACTTATTACCATATTCACCGAACTCAAGAATCTTACCACTGAAGTTGATACGATTGTATCTGTCACCAATCTTACGAGCAACATAGTTGACCGAAGTTGGGTCCATAGAACAGTTAGTAAATAACTCAAGGTATACAGGACGGTTGTCAGTATCATCGAAAGCCCGAATACCTACATCGAATGCTCCGTAATCAGAACCTGCGACAGTACCTGCCAATTTAACATTGGAGATTTCAACTTTATACTTCGTGTTTGTATCAGTACCTTGTGATAAGGTATGAACCCTAAACAAATCAAAACTTTGAGAAGTTGCGGTTTCATTAACATTTCCCTTCCATGGCGACACTTGTTGTGACTTAATGAAAGGTGTAGTTGCTTCA